GCGGCTTGGCCCTCCGCCGATGCACCGCCAATGACAAAGCTCTTGTTGATGAGCTCCATGAAACCGATGAGCTCATCATTGCTGCCGAAAGCCCGCCCGGCATTGGAGCCCATGCTGGCGATGGCAGAGGCGGTGTCCAGATAGGAGGCCCTGGAGCGCTGGGCGGAGGCCATGATTTTCTGCTCAAGAGCATCCACAGAGCCCCCGTCATCCACAATGAAGCTGAGGCGGGCCGTGGTGCTGGTCAGCTTGTCAGACATGCCCAGGAGGGACTTGATGCCAGCCCCGGCGGCCAGCGTGGCCACAATGCCTTTGACCTTGCCCAGCAGGCCATCTGCCGCACTTGTGCCGTTGCGGAGGCCTTTGTTGAGGACTTCCTCCTGTTCCGCCGCCCGGCGGTAGGCGTCCGCCATCTGGTCAACCTCATTGTTGGCCTGCACCAATGCTGCCCGTGCTGCTTGTATCTGGGCGGTGTCCACGGCACGCCCAGAGGCCCGCTGGACCTGCTCAAAGGCATTGAGGGTGGTGTTGAGCGCCGTGTTGATCTTTCGGAGCACGCCGCTGATACCGTCATTTAGGACCATCTGAGATCTGATAGTTGCCACAAGTTCACCCCCATCTTTTAAGAATTGAGCCCCCGCCACGATAGACGGGGGCTCCTGTTACTTGCGCTTTGCTCTGCCTTTTCTCATCTTGCTTTTCAGCTCTGCCTCCCGTTTCTTTTCGGCCTCACCCCGCACCTGGATGGATGCGATGACAAAAGCCTTTTCACGGACCGGGAGGTCCAGAAACTTGGACGGCTCCCAGCCAAACTTTTGCAGGCAGAAATGGGCAAAGTTGGCCTCCGGGTCACCGTCCAGGATTAGTTTTTTGCCTCAGCCACCAGGTCATCCTCAGACTTGAAACCATTGACCTGGAAAACCTCCGTCACATAGTCATCAAACTCACCGCCAATGAGCAGCTTGCCAATGAGCTCCTCCGGCTTGGCCACGCCCCAGTCATTCTGGAGGGCGGCGTTGTTGAGGTCCGGGAACACCGTGCAGCGGGCCGCCACCTTGGCCTGGAAAGCGTAGGTGTCAAGCTGCTGGGTGTACTGGCCCTTTTTGCCAGGGACGGGGACCTGGCGGATGCAGCCGGAGCGGATGCGGGCATATTCATCGGCAGAGATGCAGCAGATTTCCCACTCCATGGGCTTGCCATCCTCCCCACGGATGCGGGGAGAGGCAGCATACTTGTGGTTTTCAATCTGCTCAACATTGGCACGCATAAAAGCGGACAGGTTACTCATGGATTTTTTCCTCCTTATATTCTGGTGTTACATGTAGGACGGGTTGGCGTGCTGCTCGGGACGGGTGAAGCTGTCACAGTAGCCCTCAATGGACTGCTCCACAAAATCACCCTCCGCATTGAACATGGACAGCATCACATCACCATCCAGGATGCAGTTGGTGTAAATCTTGGTGCTCCGGCCCACGGTGGTGGCGGGGTCATCGTTGCTGGTCTGGATGTCAAAGGTGGGCATCACGCCGGTCTTGATGAATTGCTCCACCACCCGGTCAAAAATCTCCGTACACTTGTAGATGGTCATGGAGAAAGACAGGGCAACGGTCTGAGCCTTATGGCCCACAACGACACCGCCCAGCTTGTAGACCTCTTTGGTGTTTACAGAGGCCTTGCCCTCAAACTCCTTGGCCATCAGCATGGAGTAGCGGGTGCCATCCAGGGTGACAAAGCACTCCGCAAAATTGGCGCTTACAGCGTCCTGGGTGTTCATAGTCGGATTGGGCATTGTCATTTCCCTCCTTTACTGGATGATAACGCTCATATAGAGCTGGGACATGGCGTTAATTACATTGAGGCCATTGATGATACAGAGGACGGCCTTTTTGCTGTCACCCTGCTCACAGGTCACAATCTCCGGGTCAAAGTTCTCCACAGCACGGATGTCATTGAGCTGCTGGATGAGCTTGGTGATGTCACCCCACAGAGAGGAGCGGCCAGAGGCATCATTGGGCACGGTGCCCAGATACTTTTGGCCGAACATGAGCGCCACATCATTGGCAATCTGGTCACACACCCGGATGGTCTGGTTGCTCTGGAAAATCTCTCCCTTGGTGTCAGACAGGGTGAGCAGGGTGTTGATGTCCTCAAGCACCCGGGTGTCCCCGTTGACATTGTGGAAAATAAACTTGCCAGCCTTGATGGCCGCCTCCAGCTCCGCCTGGGTGTAGTCGGTGTCAATGGTCAGCTCACCGTCATACTTGTAGTTGGTGAGGGACTTATTGACCGCACAGCCCGCCTGAGCACCGGCCACCCAGTACACCAGGGAATGGGTGGGCACATTGGAGATGGTGGAGTGGGTCACGGAGTTCCAGACGCCAATGATGCCCTCATAGTCCGCCGTGGTAGGCTGCCACGCCACCAGCTGGAATTTGCTGCCCACCTCATCCCGGACACGGCTGCAAAACTGCTGATACAGCCGCACCGTGGTGGGGTCAGAGGACGGGCAGCAAAGGGCGTTGTAGGCATAGGGCTCAATCTTGTCCAAAAAGGCCTGGTGAGCCTCGCCATTGATAGTGGTGGCGTCCGCCCCAGAGGTCAGGGGCATCCCGGCGGATGCCTCCAGGGTGGCGTCCGTCTTGAAGTCCACCCAGTCATTGCTCACCAGAGCCTCAGCGTCCGCCACGGTCTGGGTATCGGCGGCCACGCCGTCCACATAGGTGGTCACATCCCAGAGCTCCTCATCATCCACATTGGCGGCCACCACAATGGTGATGTCGTTGCCTCTCACGCCGCCATACTTGGCCGTGGCCAGGGTGTTGTTGGCCTTGACGGCCCCGGTGCCCAGGCGGTAGCAGTAGACGGTGGTGGCGTGGGTGAAAATCTCCCGCAGGGGGAGCATCTTGGGGTGATCGTAGGCGTAGCCGAAAATGGTCTTGCTGTTCTTCTGAAACTCCCCGGAGGTGACAGGGAAAACCGTGCCCTCGGGGCCCCAGCTCAGCTCAAAAGGCGCTGCCGCATAGCCTCTGTCAGAGAGGGTTGCGGACGCCCTGGGCACGCTGGAGAATACGATGTAGGAGCCCGGCAGGACCTTGTTTTGGGTCAGCCAGGTGCCGCCTCCCAGTGCCATATTAGTTCACCTTTCCTTTCATGTATTTCTCAATCAGCGCATCCGCCTCTTTCAGCGTGTAGGCCTTGCCGTCCTCCAGCAAAGCCCGGATGAGGTCCCGCCGGTTGGCGTAGCGCTTAGAGGCCGCCAGCTGCTCCTTGGTGTAGGTAGCAGCGGGGGTGGCCTGTTCGGTGTTCGTGGTCTTGGCTTGTGCCATGCTTATCCCTCCATTTCAATATCAAGGGTTTCCATGAGGACCGGCTCCTGGGGGATGTAGATGTGGTGGTCATAGCTCACCATGACATGCAGGACACCCTCCTCAATGCTCCATTCGCTGTTGGTGCAATGGATGAGGTCCCCCTCTGGGGTGGTGATGTCCCGCAGGAGCATGATGAGCTGATCTGCCATCTCACAGCACTCCGCCGCCCCCACTTTGGGGTAATAGATGACATCCAGGGTGGGGGTGCGGAGAAACCGCTCTCCCACCTGTCTGCTCTGCCCGGCGGAGGGCATGACCACATTGAGGTCCCCAGGGTTGAGGCCCTGCTTGACATTTCCGCCGTGTACCTGTACGGCAGGAAAAGCGGCGTGCAGCGCAAGGCTCACGCCGTCAAAAATACTTTTGAAACTGATTTCAGACATTGAAAGCCTCCCGCAGCAGCGCCTCCAGCTTTTTCTCAATGACGGCGGGAGCCACCCGCTCAAGGTCCTTTTCAGATAGGGTGAGGAAATACTGCCCGGCCACCCAGCCGCCGCCTCCACGGGTGCGGTGGCCAAACTCCACATAGCTGGCATAGGTGACCGGGTTGATGACCTCAATGTAAAAATTCCGGCCCCGTCTGAACACAGGCAAAGAGTTTGCATAGGCTTTGGGGTCCACCTTGCCGCCCTCTTTTGCCGCCTGTTCTGTGCGGGCGGTCCAGCCTCGGCGGAGCGTGCCGCCTTTCTTCCCGCTGCTCTTTGGGTACTGCCCAACAGGTGTGCGGGGGATGACAAGAGCCAGCAGACGGGCTGCCAGCTCTTTGGACACATCCTCACAGAATTTGTCCAGGTCCATGTCCTGGAGCTTTTGCAGGTTGTCCCGCAATTTCTGGAGCTGCTTATAATCGACATTTCCCCATTGCATCAAGCCCACTCCTTGAAAAGCTCCAGGGGCACCTCCTGGTGGCAAGTGTAGACGGCGGGCTTGCCACTCCGCTCATAATCACGGGTGACGCCGTTCTGGGTCACGGTGATCTTGGAGCCCTCCGGGATGTCCACAGAGGGGTCAATGTAGAGCATTACCGTCTGGGCCACCAGTGCGGCCTCATCGGATGGCTCCGTGCTTTTGACCGTCTGGTGAGAGATGCGGCAGGGTAGGCCGGAGGCCGTCACTTTCT